AATATTAGACGGATGGCCGCTTTGGAGCGTGTATCTTTTGAATTTCTTTCCCAAATTACAATAATGCCATTTGGTGTACACCTATATATTGTACCCCAATACACCGATTGCCATAGAATTAGCTTGTACACCAATTGCCAAAATGCCACGTGCTTTTAGATTAAATGCAAAAAACTATTTCCTCACTTATCCCAAATGCTCTCTAACTAAAGAAGAAGCCCTCTCACAATTAGAAAACTTACAAACCCCAGTAAACAAAAAATACATAAGAGTCTGCAGGGAACTTCACGAAAATGGGGAACCTCATCTTCACGTGCTCATCCAGTTCGAAGGGAAATACCAGTGCACAAATAACAGATTCTTCGACCTGGTATCCCCAACCAGGTCAGCACATTTCCATCCGAACATTCAGGGAGCTAAATCAAGCTCGGACGTCAAGTCCTATCTGGAGAAGGACGGAGACACCATCGACTGGGGAGAGTTTCAGATCGATGGCAGATCTGCAAGAGGGGGTCAACAGACAGCCAATGATGCTTACGCCGCAGCACTTAACGCAGGCAGTAAGTCAGAGGCTCTTAGAGTGATTAAGGAGTTAGCACCTAAAGATTATGTACTACAATTTCATAATCTAAATGCTAATTTAGATAGGATATTTACTCCCCCAGTTGAGGTTTATGTTTCTCCTTTCTCTTCTTCTTCTTTTGACCAAGTTCCAGATGAACTTGAAGAATGGGCTGCTGAGAATGTGGTGAGTGCCGCTGCGCGGCCATTGAGACCCAAAACTATTGTCATAGAGGGTGATAGTCGTACGGGGAAGACGATGTGGGCTAGGTCTTTGGGTCCACATAATTACCTGTGTGGTCACTTAGACCTTAGTCCTAAGGTCTACAGTAATGATGCTTGGTACAACGTGATTGATGACGTCGATCCCCACTACCTAAAGCACTTCAAGGAATTCATGGGGGCCCAAAGGGACTGGCAAAGCAACACGAAATACGGAAAGCCAGTTCAAATTAAAGGCGGAATTCCCACTATCTTCCTCTGCAATCCAGGACCCAACTCTAGCTATAAAGAGTTCTTGGACGAAGAGAAAAATACCGCACTCAAAAATTGGGCTTTAAAGAATGCGATCTTTGTCACCCTCGAAGGCGCACTCTACTCAGGTTCCAATCAAAGTGCAGCACAGGCTAGCCAAGAAGGGGACCAGGCGTCGACGTGTTGATCTCCCTTGTGGATGCTCATACTTCATAGCACTAGCCTGCCACGATCATGGATTCACGCACAGGGGAACTCATCACTGCAGCTCAAGCAGAGAATGGCGTGTTTATCTGGGAGATTCAAAATCCCCTCTATTTCAAGATATTAGAGCACCACAACCGGCCATTCCTGATGAACCAAGACATCATCACCGTCCAAGTACAATTCAATCACAACCTGAGGAAAGCACTGGGGATTCACAAATGTTTCCTAGCCTTCCGAATCTGGATGACCTCACAGCCTCGGACTGGTCATTTCTTAAGGGTCTTTAAGACCCAAGTGCTTAAGTATCTAGATAATTTAGGCATTATCAGTATTAATAATGTAATTAGGGCAGTTGATCATGTCTTATGGAATGTATTACAACATATTGTATATGTAGACCAATCTTATTCAATAAAATTCAATATTTATTAATTCTGAACAGAATCATAGAAATAGATTCTGATCTTCAAAGTTGCATACACAGGATTACTGGCATGTGTACAGGCCATATACAACATCAACGCATTCTCCGTATGATTTTCATACTTGCCAGCTTCTTGCTGGTTATAGACAACATAATTATTAACCCTAATAAACTTCTTCACCAGAGCTTGCTCCTTCGATGCATACTGACCACCTGTCACAGTCGCATGCCACTTCCTCAGTACCTGGTACCTATCACGATGAACATTCTTCACAGTCGCCGTGCTAGGCTCATTATCAAACATGTTAAAAACCTCACCAAAACCTTGAGGCTTATCAACGGGCCGTCGATCCCTAACAAGGAAAAACATAACACTATTCGTATGATTCTTAGTCTTAATGTTCTCATCCATCCAGATCTTACCCAGCACATAAACAGACTTAACACAGAACCTCTTACCAACCCTGTGGGTCAGCCCAATACCACGGGTAACATCACTAACACACATGACTTTGCCAATGTGCTGGATATCATGTCTGGACTCAAATGACTGGACCTTACACGGGCCTTCACATCCTCTAGGGACATCTGGACTTCTGTACATCCTGTACATCCTGGGCTTTCTGTTCATTGGCCTGTTGGCCCATAGACTTGATTTGGTGACGCGGACAGTAGGGACATAAGCACGGCTCGATCCTGGACTGTCGAAGTTCAGCCTCCGTCGAACCTTCGAGCCTGGGGTGGAAATGATTATATCTGCTTTGCGCTTCGACATAATTCCTGGAACGTAGAATACAAATTAAATCACGTATTAAATTGTATCCCACCGTATCTGGGGAATACGTATCTGCAACTAGTTGGAGATATTTCACTGCCAACATACATCTAAAACCGTGAACGGTTTCGGGAAACTCGTTTACTAAAGGATCCCACATAGTGCGGAATGAACTACTTGCTAAGGAAGTTTAAATAGAGGGACCACCACTAATTTAACTTTGAGGGAGCGTTTTTATTGGCGCGACATGTCTTTGTCAGTTAGTGGAGGGGGGACCACTTTAACACTTTGCGCGGCCATCCGGT